CAGGCTCTCAAACAAAAAGCGCAAGATGATTTTGCAAAGTCAATCTACCAAATCAACGAACGTATCGGCAAACTGCAAGCACTGGAGTACACCCAATGAACACACTTTACCAACGCTGGCTTGACGCCAAAAAATTAGAAGCCACGGCAGTTGCCGAGCGCCGGGAACTGGAAGACCAAATGGTCAAGGATTTTGACCTCCCCAAAGACTTGGATGGCACGGTCAACCATCAAGTTGATGGCTACAAGATCAAGATGGAAGGTCGCATCAATAAGAAGATCGACGCTGACAAACTCCAGATGTTGGCCGCAGAGGCTGGTCTGTCCGAACACTTGTCCAGCCTCTTTCGCTGGAAACCAGAAATCAGTGCAAAGGCTTGGGGTGCGGCTGCTGACGCTGTGACCGGGCCATTGCTTGGTGCCATTACGTCCACCCCTGGACGCCCCACTTTCACTATCACTAAGGAATAATCATGGCCTTTCTCGACGAAGAATTTACCCTCGACACTCTGCCGCAAGGCACTTCCAACTTTGAGCCACTGCCCGAAGGTTGGTATAACGCCAGCATTACGGGCGCTGAGATCAAAGCCACTAAGGCAGGTGACGGCAAGTACATTGCTTGCAAGTACACCATCACCGGGCCGTCGCATCAGGGGCGAGTGGTGTTTGGCAACTTGAACATAAAAAATGCTTCAACCAAGGCGGAAGAGATCGGACGCCAGCAGTTGGGCGAGATCATGCGAGCCATTGGCCTTGCCAAAGTGACCGACACCGACCAACTGATTGGCGGCAACTTAGGCATCAAGCTAATCGTTAAAACAGGCGAGTACGCCGGGAATGAGATCAAGGGTTACAAATCTCTTGGCGGCGTGACACCGGCGGCTGTTGCACCGTTTAAACCTGTAGCGCCTACCGCTACACCGGCTAAGTCTGCACCACCGTGGGCTAAGAAGTAAGTTTTGGGGGGAAAGCGGATGCTGTAGCTTAGTTGGAAAAGCTGCCTTTCGAGGGCGAGTCGTTGGTTCGGATCCAACCAGTGCAGCGAGTACCCCCACCCAAAAAAAGACCCCGCTTGTAACGGCGGGGTCAAGATAGCAACAACTAACAGGAGAAAACACCGTGCAAATACCAGACCCAGAGATTACCATAACTTCCCTGATTGACGCCGCCCATCAAGAGCGCCTTGAGAAGCCCCGCGCCCATATGGGTTGCAGTACGCTGGGCCACCATTGCGAGCGCTGGCTTTGGCTGTCATTCCGTTGGGCAGTGGTGGAAAAGTTCCAAGGCCGCATCCTGCGACTGTTTAGGCGTGGCTTCAACGAAGAGGCCACTATCATCAGCGATCTCCGCGCTATCGGAATGAGCGTGAGCGGCACCCAGCGCCGGGTGAACTTTGGCAGCCATGTATCGGGCAGCCTAGACGGCATTGGCAAGGGCGTACCCGGTGCGCCAAAGACTGAACACGTACTGGAGTTCAAGACCCACAGCCTGAAGTCGTTTAACGACCTAGAAAAGCATGGCGTAGCCAAGAGCAAGCCCATGCATTTCACGCAATGCCAAGTCTATATGCACGGCACCGACTTGAAACGTGCGCTTTACATTGCGGTTTGTAAAGATGATGACCGCATTTACACCGAGCGTCTAGAGTATGACCGCGACCATGCCGAGAAGGCTATCGCCAAAGGCCAACGCTTAACCCTGACTGATCGCCTGCCGCCACCTATCAGCACCGACCCCACATGGTTTGAGTGCAAGATGTGCGCGGGCCACGACTTCTGCCACGGCAGCAAGACTACCAAGCAGGTCAACTGCCGCACCTGCGCCAATGCAACGCCATTGAGCGATTCGACTTGGCACTGCGCCAAATGGGATGACATCGTGCCGACTGAGGCGCAGTATGAAGGATGCGAAAGCCATGTGCTGCACCCTGATCTGGTGCCGTGGAAGCGCTTAGAGAGCCCCAGCGACTGGGTGGCAGTCTATGAGATTGACGGCCTAGGCTTGGCTAATGGTGAGCCAGGCGAGGGCGTGTACACCAGCAAGGAATTGCTTGCCAATGCTGCGGCTTGCAGTGACACCACTGTAAATAAAATCAGGTCTGAGTTTGATGCTAGGGTGGTGGCATGATTCACTATCACGGTTCACCTATAACGCCAGCAACAGCTGCCGCGAAAGTCCTTGCGGGGCGGCATTCTTTTGTGTCGTTTGCCCATCCAGATCAACTACCAATAGCCATTGAAGTCTGCCAATCGTTTGCATTGGACAACGGTGCATTCTCTGCGTGGATGGGCGGAAAACCAATTACAGATTGGATGCCGTTCTATGAATGGATTGCAAGCCATATGAATCGACCAGGCTTTGACTTTTTTGTCATTCCTGATGTGATTGATGGAGATGAAAAAGCAAATGACGCCTTGGTTCGATCTTGCCCACTTCCAAGTCATATGGCTGCACCTGTTTGGCATATGCATGAAACCACAGTACGACTTCAATGGTTGGCAAGAGCATTCCCACGGGTCTGCATTGGGTCATCTGGCGAGTATTCCGTTGTCGGTTCTGCTAATTGGTGGAATCGCATGAACGAAGCATTGTCCAAAATCATAGACAAGAATGGCTTTCCGACTACAAAACTTTACGGTTTGCGAATGCTTAACCCTGATGTTTTTACAAGAATACCTTTTCACTCTGCCGACTCCACAAGTGTTGGTAGAAATATTGGTATTGATTCTGCGTGGAAAGGCACATTTATGCCGCCAGACAAGGACTGGAGAGCCGTTACCCTCGCGGCCCGAATAGAAGCACACAACTCAGCAACCCATTGGACAACTCAACCTAAACAGGATTCTTTATGCCTTTTTTAATTGCACTTTACGCAGCAGCAATGACCCTTGCAAATCTTTCAATTGCTCAATGGGGGCCGTGGGTTTCACCTATCAACGCCTTTCTGTTTATTGGACTTGACCTTGCTTTACGAGATTTTCTCCATGAACGACTCAAGACGCACCAAATGGGTTTTTTGATTGCCGCGACTGGTGCATTGACTTACGCTCTTAATCCAGCGGCAGGAATGATTGCAATAGCCTCTGCGGTATCTTTTACAGCCGCAGCAGTAGTTGATTGGGGTGTTTTTATCAAAACATCAGGAACATGGTTCAAACGCTCCACAAAATCAAACGTAGTGGGTGCTGCGGTTGACTCTCTGTTGTTTCCAACGATTGCATTTGGTGCGCTTATGCCACAAATTGTGCTGGCGCAATTTGCCGCAAAGGTTGCCGGTGGTGCAATGTGGGGCTTTGTAATTAACAAATTATTTAACAAACACCATGCTCCGTGAATACCAACAACGCACCATAGACCAACTCTACGCATGGTTCGAGGCAGGCAACACTGGTAATCCATGTCTAGTGCTGCCTACAGGGTCAGGCAAGAGCCACATCATTGCGGCACTGTGCAAGGACGCGCTGCAATCATGGCCGGAGACTCGCATTCTCATGCTGACCCACGTCAAGGAGCTTATCGCTCAGAATGCCGAAAAGATGCGCCAGCATTGGCCTAACTGCCCGTTGGGCATTTACAGTGCAGGTCTGAAGCGCAAGGACTTGGGCGAGCCGATAACCTTTGCGGGTATCCAGTCAGTACGCACCAAAGCCAAGGAAATAGGGCATTGCGATTTAATTATTTGCGATGAAAGCCACCTTATAGGGCACAAAGACGAGGGCGGCTATCGCACATTGATTAATGACCTGAAAGCTATCAACCCGAACCTTCGCGTTATCGGTTTGAGCGCTACACCTTATCGTTTGGGGCATGGCTACATCACAGATGAGCCTGCTATTTTTAGCCAACTGATTACACCCACCAGCATTGAGGAGTTGATTTTCAAAGGCTACCTGTCCACCCTTCGCAGCAAGTTGACGGCCACTAAATTGGAGGTGGACGGGGTGCATAAGCGGGGCGGCGAGTACATAGAGTCTGAGCTACAGGCCAAGGTGGACACCACCGACAAGAACCGAAGGGTAGTGGCCGAGATAGTGCGCCTGGCCGGTGAGCGCCGGTCTTGGCTGGTTTTCTGCGCCGGTGTAGCCCATGCCCAGCATATTGCCACCGCACTGCAAGCGCAAGGCATCAACACTGAATGCGTGACCGGCGAGACGCCATCGAATGAGCGTGACCGTATCCTGACCGATTTCAAGGCAGGGCGCATTCGGGCCTTAACCAACGCCAATGTATTGACCACCGGTTTCGATGCGCCTGGGATTGATCTGGTGGCTATGTTGCGGCCAACTATGTCACCGGGCCTATATGTGCAAATGGCAGGGCGTGGCCTGCGGATAGCACCGGGTAAAACTGACTGCCTAGTGCTGGACTTTGCTGGTGTAGTGGAGCAACATGGGCCAATAACAGCCGTGAGGCCGCCACCAAAGAAGGGCGACAAACAGGGCGAAGCACCGGTAAAGGTGTGTGACCACTGTCAGGAAATCTGCGCCTTGTCGGTCAGGGTCTGCCCAGCTTGCGGTGAGGCATTTCCCGAACCCGAGCGCCCCGCGCTGCGCCTGCACAATCTGGACATCATGGGGCAGGACGGTACTGACCTGGAAGTGAGCGCCTGGACATGGAGAAAACAAATTTCACGCGCATCAGGCAAAGAAATGCTTACTTGCACAATATATGGAAGTTTGTCGGATGCGCCGGTAACGTCTTACTATGCAATTTGCCATGACGGTTTTGCAGGGGAGCGAGCTAGAAAAAACCTAGCAGACATTGCCCATAAAGCTGGCGTAATTTTGGACTATGCGTCCGCAGATTTGCATGACATTGCAAAGCAAATGACGGAAGGGACGCCACCAAAAATTATTGAATACAAACGCGAAGGGCGTTTTTACACCGTGCTTTCCCATCAGTGGTAAAATGATTACGTCAGGACAGGGCCGGCCAGCCTTGCATTGCTCTAACCAATGCTTACTGACACCATCATTTAACCGTTAGAGGGTGTCACAATGACAAAATTTTGTCAAAAATGCCAAGCTGAAACTGAGCGTAATAAAAGTGGCAATTGCAAGCCGTGTGTAAAGGCATACAGCGCCGCTTGGTATTTAGCTAATACAGAACGCAAAAAAGCAAGCAGAACCGCTTGGAATATTGCAAATTCCGAGCGCAAAAAACAAGCTGAATCTGCATGGATTAAATTAAATCCAGAAAGAAAAAAAGCAAACGATGCTGCATCATATGCAGCTAATCGTGAAAATCGTAAGAAAAAAGGAATTGTTTGGCGTGCTGCTAATGCAGAAGCCATACGAATTAAAAACCAAAATTATCAAGCAAAAAAACGATTAAATGGTGGCATTCTTTCTAAAGGCTTAGCCGCTAAACTTTTCAATCTGCAAAAAGGTAAATGCCCATGTTGTAAGCAACCATTGGGCAATGATTACCACCTTGACCACATAGTCCCGCTTGCGCTTGGCGGGTCAAATACTGATGACAACATTCAGCTTTTGCGCCAACGATGCAACAATCAAAAAAGCGCAAAGCATCCAATAGACTTTATGCAACAAAGAGGATTTTTACTATGAGACACCCCGAACCCGAGATCGTCACCACTTACCGCAATACCCTGAGAGCCGAGCCGCCTATGGTCTGTCATACCTGCGATCATTACCGCCCGGACGGGGTATGCGCTGAGTTCGGCGAAGCCCCGCCAGTAGAGTTTGCCAATGAACCTGGGGGCTGCGCCTTGTGGGTCTGGGAAATCCCCTTTTAGAATTAAAACGGGTACAATGGCAATATTACACAGGAAATTGCCATGTATAAAGAATGCTTTAAATGCAAAATAACAAAGCCATTATTGGATTTTTATAAACATCCAAAAATGTCTGATGGTCACGTCAACAAATGCAAGGAATGCAACAAAAATGACGTTATGGAACATCGTTTAAAAAATCTTGAAAAGGTGCGCCAGTACGACAGGAATCGTGGCAAATTTCCAGAGAGAAGAAAAGCCAATACAGAAATTACTAAAATTTGGCGTTCTGAGGATAAGCGTAGGCAAAAAGCGCATTACAGCGTAAGCCAAGCCATAAAAAAAGGCATTTTGATTCGACAACCATGTTGTCGGTGCAATGAAATAAATTCATTGGCACATCATGAAGATTACGACAAGCCATTAGATGTAATGTGGCTTTGTCAACCATGCCACAAACAACGCCACAAGGAAATTAACGCACTATGACCGCGCCATCAGAACACTTAGAACAGGTGCGCCTAGTCTCATGGTTCAGGCGCAGTTATCCGGGGGTGAGGGTCTTTGCAATCCCCAATGGCGGGGGTCGTAGCATGGCACAAGGGGCATCGTTGAAGGCGGAAGGGGTACAGGCAGGGGTGCCCGACCTTTTCGTGCCTGAGTGGCTGCTATGGGTGGAACTCAAGCGTGAGACGGGCGGCGTGGTGTCACCAGTGCAGCGTGACTGGATCGCGTACCTAGAGGGTATCGGTCACAAGGTTATTGTGGGGCGTGGTTTCGAAGATGCCAAACGGCAGATTGAAGACGTAAAAAAGCCCACCGAGTACAAGGTGGGCATTAGTTGGGAATAATCGTTTCAAGTATCGTTACAGGTTAAGCAGCAGCGCCAGCAGGGCAGCAAATAGGGCGGCTAAGAGCATGGTTCATCCTCCCACCGGGTGCCGAGCCAGTCTACCGGGTCATGCGGTTCGTAATACAGGTACTCCATTGCCTCCTGGTGGCACCATGCGTACAGGTGCATTAAATGGTGTATTTTGTCGGTAATGTCGTGGTCTAGCATTCCCCCGCCCCTTTGCAGCTATAGCACGTAGTACCCTCATGTTGGCCCTCTCCCGAGCCATTACAGGCAGGGCAGATGCCCGGCTCTGAGTCGTCCGGGCCATCATCGGCCATGAGTCGGGCCTGGTCCCTGGCATCGTTTAGGTAATCGTCATAGTCGTTCATATCTCCCCCATTCTGCGAAGCGCCACATAATGCAGCAAAATATGCATAGGCGTCATGTGACCATTAGGCGTGGCCGCACTGGCTTTTATCCATGCTACTGGTTGACGCATAAGCGCCTGAACGTAAGTTTGCTTTTTCATGGCTTCATACTCCAAAAATGATAGATAAATGGTAAGCCCCAAATGGCAGCGCCGATAAGTCCTTGTATCAGGGTCCAGAGTAGTTTTTTCATGCTGCGCGCCCAAGCATACGGGCGCAAGCACTCTCATATATCTCTCGCGCGTTATCGTCCAACGATTCCACCGATAGCATGGGTGACGGTTTAAAGTAGGTCATCAGCTTGCAAAGCCGCGCATACTCGCGCGACCACTGCCCACCATGGCAGTCAGACAGCGCCAGATAGTAAGCTTCGCAAATGTCGAAACGGTCAAAATACATGGTGCTAACTCCTAAAATGATAGCTATAAACCCTTACAGGGTAAGGGCTGGGGGGTTATTTGATCAATAGTTCATTGTGGGTTTGCTAGGCAGATCGTCAATGGTGCCCCTAATCGGCATAACATACGCCACCGTCTTTCCCTCATGGTCCAAAGTGGCAAACCCTACACCAGTGCCACCTGGGCGCACTTGGACGGCAAATTTACGCTCACTAATCAGATCAGCAGCATCGGCAACTCGGACCAAGTAATGAGGATTAAAGAACACTTGCTGCGGGTATGGTGCATCGTCATACTTTGCAACCCGGCGCCAGTCGGGAAAAATACCGTCCATTTCGGGCACTATGGCAATTTCACCTTTGAGTGATTCAAGCGTTACCTGACGTTTGACACGGATATTGTTGTCATACTTACCTGCAAAACCAGCAGGCAGGGTTAGTTTGATACCGACGCGCCTGTTTGCCTTGATCATGCTGGCAAGTGGCACCAGTGGCATGATAAGTTGACCAGCAGGCCGAGCCACATTGTCGATCTGATGCACTGCCATAGCATGGCCGCAAGTAGCGACTAAAAACGCGCCAGCAGGTCCTGTATCAATGCATACGCCCATCAGATAATGCCGGATATCTTTTTTTGCCGCGAACATGGCAATGGCTGCAAGATGGCCGGGCATAATCATTAGATCATTGTCAATGGTGGCTGTAGTGGTTTCGATAGTTGCGTGTTCCATGATTGTCCTTAGGTTAATTGGCATAATCGCCCGTTAACCCTAACCAGTAGGGCTAACAGTTAATTACGCGCCAGCTTTCAGAATCTTGTCAGCAGCACCGAATATGCGCTGTGCTGATTTATCCGATATCTCGGCACCATCTAACCAATTTTGAATATAGCCCCTTGATTCAATCAGTCCTGGCAGATCAAGCACTGAGCACAATATATAGGCCACCGACTCAGCTTCTACTTCGCGTATGTCTTTAGGGGTTCTATCATCATCCGACATTGTGCTTTCAAGGGTATGACCTAAAACAACATGGGCTAACTCATGGAACCGGGTTTTATGTGGCAGTGCAGCTACTGGGTTAATGGCGATATTTTTGCCAGTGGCATAGCCCTGGCAGTTACCCGATGCAGAATCAAACCGAATCAATGTAATATCAAGGGTTTTCAATGCCTTGTCAGCATTCCATGCTGGTGTAATGGTTTCATTGGCAAATTCCGCCCCTTCGGTCTGGTCAAGGGAAAACCAGTTATTTTTAAGGGTGAACCATTGGAAGCATTCACCAGTCTTTTCGCCTGCACCATCTTTTTTATTGATAGTGACAGGCATAACCAGAGCAATGGCTTTTTCGCCTTTTTTAACTTGCCGTCCCAACTCGGACCATCGTTTGTAGGTTGCCAGTGGTGACAAACCCATGTTACGGGCTGTAAGCTGGGACCATGCTAGCAGTTGGTTTCCCATGCTGTAATTGTGGAATGCACTGTATGCACTGCTGATGATGCCGGGTTGAGTGACTGCATCTTGCAGCATTGTGGACCATGCTACCGTTTTATTCTCCATGTCTATCCTTGGTTTAGGTGCTGCACTATTGCTTCACCATGTAACAGATTCTATCGCAGTCAAGCATGGTGCAACAATCTTTATCGCACTATTTACTAGGTGTTTACCCTTACATTTCTTACACAATGTATGCACAATGCATTGTGTAAGAATCTGACAAAACAAGGGTATACCCTTACACTGTATGCACACACTCCTTAAGGAGTGTGCATTTGTGTAAGACCATTGTGCTTAAAATGGTGCATTGCTGACTATGGGGTTAGTAAATTAAGTTAGGGGTTACTAACATGGCGTATGCGACGGATGAAGTTACAGAGATACAGGAAAAGGTCGTTGAAGCAATCCAGACTGGCAGGTCGTTACGTCAGGTTTGCCAAGATGATGGAATGCCAGATTTCAGGACGGTTCAACGGTGGATCGTTTCGGACGGCCAGTTTGCCGTCAGGTACGCGCGCGCCCGGACTGCTCAAGCCGATACGTTGTTTGACCGTATGGAGGCCGTGGAAGAGGCTGTAAGCGCCGGCACGATGGACAGCCATGCTGCCAGGGTAGTGCTTGATTCAATGCGTTGGAGAGCCTCTAAGCTGGCACCAAAGGTCTATGGGGATAGGTTAGACGTCCAAGTGTCCGATACCCGTATATCTATTAGTGGTGCCTTGCAAGCTGCACAGTCCCGCCTAGTGGACGTTGTAGACGTTACACCACGCATCAGTGCATCCATTGTGCAAGCTGTGCAAGGCGAGGATGATGTTAGTTAGTGCTTACTAACCAGGATGTTAGTGAGTGCTTACTTAGGGGGGGGTGGCAGGGCCGAGCGCCGATGGTCACAGCTACGGAGCGTTCACGAACAATTTTTATTTTTTATTAATATTATGCAAACCACTATATATAAACCAGAAGATGAGCAGGAATTAATGGCGGTACTTTGGAGTCCTGCATTAAAAGATAATCCTCTGGCTTTTGTTAAGTATCTATTTCCTTGGGGAGTTAAGGGTACTCCATTGGAGTATTTCTCTGGCCCAAGAAAATGGCAGAGGGAAGTATTGCAAGATATTACTGAGCATATTGCAAAGAATAATGGCAAAGTAGACTACTCTGTACTGCAAGAAGCAATATCTTCTGGGCGTGGTATTGGTAAGTCGGCGTTGGTCAGTTGGCTGACTATATGGATGGCGTCAACAAGGATTGGCTCGACAACCATCATTTCGGCTAACTCGGAGAATCAGTTACGCAGTATTACTTGGGCGGAGATAACCAAGTGGCTGGCTATGGGGTTGAACAGCCACTGGTTTGAAGTTAGTGCCACCAGAGTGGCGCCGGCTAAGTGGTTGACTGACCTGGTGGAGCAGGATTT